GGATCAGCAACTGTCCATTTTCCTATCTGGCACCAAGAGATCCGAGACATCCTCGTCCTCAAAAACAACAAAGGAACCGAAGATAACAGAGTCAGAAAGTTAGACTACAGTATACAAATATCTAAATTATTTTATGAGCGATTTATTAAAAGTGAGGATATTAGTTTATTCTCTCCTCACGATGTTCCTGGTCTTTATGACTCTTTTGGTACTGACGGATTCGACGAACTCTATGAAAGATACGAGGGGCAAGCAGATATTCCGAGAGAGACTATCCCTGCCCAAGAACTTATATTAGATCTTCTTAAGGAAAGAGCAGAGACTGGTCGTATTTACATAATGAATATTGACCACTGTAATACTCATTCATCCTTTAAGGATAAAGTGAATATGAGTAACTTGTGTCAGGAGATTACTCTTCCAACATATCCTATTGGTCATATAGATGATCATCTAGGTGAGATTGCTCTTTGTATTTTAAGTGCAGTTAATGTTGGAACAATAAGAAGTGATAAGGAATTAGAAGATTTATGTGATTTATCTGTTCGTGCATTGGAAGAGTTGATTGATTATCAAGATTATCCTGTATTAGCAGCAGAGATGGCTACGAAGTCTCGTAGAAGTCTTGGAGTAGGGTTCATTGGTCTAGCACATTATTTGGCTAAACTTGGATTTAAGTATGATTCTCAAGAGGCATGGGATGCAGTTCATGGACTTTCTGAATCGTTCCAATATTATCTCTTAAAAGCATCTAATGAAGTTGCTAAGGAGAAGGGGCATTGTGAGAATTTTGGTCGTACTAAGTATGCTGATGGTATATTACCAATTGATACATACAAGAGTGATGTAGATGACATTACTGAACCTAAATATCAGCATGACTGGGAATCTCTTAGAGCATCTATCAATGAGTTCGGTTTACGGCACTCAACACTGTCGGCACAAATGCCTTCGGAGAGCAGTTCCGTTGTGTCAAACGCTACCAATGGAATCGAACCTCCTAGAGCATACTTGTCCATTAAGAAATCAAAGAAGGGGCCTCTTAAGCAAATTGTTCCCTCCTATGGGAGTCTAAAGAATAATTATACTTTATTATGGGATATGCCAAATAATACTGGATATATTAATGTTGTTGCAGCAATGCAGAAGTTCTTTGACCAAGCAATTTCTGGTAACTGGTCTTATAATCCAGAACATTATCCTGACAATGAAGTACCTGTGTCAGTAATGGCCGAAGATTTGTTAACTACCTACAAGTTAGGTTGGAAAACTTCTTATTATCAGAACACTCATGATATGAAGACTGATGAGATACAAGATCCTGCTCATCCAATGGGTTGGCATGATAATATAGAAGAAGTAGATATTCAAGAAAAAACAAAGTTAAATAGTTTACTAGATGAATTAGAAAATGCAGAGGAGGGTGAGTGTGAGTCCTGTTCAATCTAAGATTAATGGTATGACGGTGTTTAACACTGAACCAATTGATACTAAGAAGCAACCAATGTTTTTTGGTGCTCCTTTAGGAGTTCAGAGATATGATTCCTATAAGTATCCACAATTTGAGAATTTAACTAAGTCTCAGTTAGGATATTTCTGGAGACCTGAAGAGGTTTCTTTACAGAAAGATCGTGGAGATTTTCAATCTTTGCGTCCTGAACAAAAACATATCTTTACTTCTAACTTGAAGTATCAGACTATGCTTGATTCTGTACAGGGTCGTGCTCCTGGTATGGCATTTATTCCTTATTGTTCTTTACCTGAGTTAGAAGCATGTATGGAAGCATGGTCTTTTATGGAGATGATTCATAGTAGATCGTATACTTATATCGTAAAGAATGTATACTCAGATCCTTCTGAAGTATTTGATACTATTCTTACGGATGATAGAATCTTAAGTCGTGCTGCTAGTGTTACTGGTGCATATGATAATTTTATAAATTATGCACAGGAGTGGGGTCAAGGTAATATGTGGAGAAAGGATTCTAAAGGATCCCCATCAGAAGAATGGACAAGAAAAGATTTAAAACGTTCACTTTATAGGGCAGTTGCCAATGTTAACATTCTTGAAGGTATTCGCTTTTATGTCTCTTTCGCTTGCAGCTTTGCCTTTGGTGAACTCAAACTTATGGAAGGGTCAGCAAAAATTATCTCCCTTATCGCTAGAGATGAGAACCAACACCTTGCCATCACCCAAAATATATTAAACAACTGGAGGAAAGGTGATGATCCTGATATGGTAGAGATAATGAAAGAAGAACAGGAATGGACTTATAATCAATTTGATTTATGTGTGAATGAAGAAAAGGCATGGGCAGACTATTTGTTTAAAGATGGAAGTATGATAGGATTGAATGATAAATTACTTCAACAATATGTTGAATGGATTGCTAACAAAAGATTAAAGGCTATAGGATTAAAACCAGTATATGATATTCCTGCTGCACATAATCCACTTCCTTGGACTCAGCATTGGATTAGTTCTAAGGGTTTACAAGTTGCTCCTCAAGAGACAGAAGTGGAATCTTATGTGGTTGGTGGCATCAAACAAGATGTTAAAAAGGACACATTTAGTGGTTTCAAATTATAATTATTAGTTAAATAACTACGAAACATCAGTTCAATGGGCTTCGATCATATTAGATCTTGGTACGAACTAGAAGAAATCAACGAACGACAAGAACGAATGATTACTGTCTACGAGAACGAGATCAAACAATTGGAACAAGAAAACACAGAACTTAAACAAGAATTGGTGATTCTTAAGCAACGACTTGAGGAGAATTTTGATAATGAGATCACAACCACCTTACCCTGAGTATCCTGAGTATATGAATGGTCGATTAAAAAAAATTGATATGGAATCCAGACTTCTTAAAATTAAGAAGGGGATTGATGACAAATACTGGTATCCTAAATGGAATAGTAAAGAACGATGGGCAGCTCAACAAGCTCTTAATTGTGCTTTAGAAGTACTTGATGAATATGACTACTAAATAAAATGAATATGAAAATTATGGAATGGTTGAAGGAGGAGATTACGAAAACCCCTGGTTATATGAGGGTAAACCTTTCACTACTGACGATATTGATGATCTCTTCGGTTTCGTCTACTGCATTACAAATATTCAGAATGGTAGAGAATACATCGGCAGAAAATATTTCTGGCAGTTTAGAACTCCGAGAGGTAAGAAAAGAAAAGTAAAATCTGAATCTGATTGGAAGAAGTATTATGGGTCTTGTCCGGAACTTAAAGAAGAAATTCTCAAATTGGGTAGACATAACTTTAGCAGAGTTATGCTCAGCTTACATAAAACAGTTGGCAAAACAAACTACGAAGAAACGAGGCAACTCTTTACCCACAACGTCCTTACCGAACAACTTGACGACGGAACACCAAAGTACTACAATAGTAACATCCTCTCAAGATACTTCAGAAAAGATTATTATGGAACTGGACACAACTGATAAAGTAGTTGCTCATGCTAGGGAATGGGCTATTGATAAATTAGAATCAACAGAATTGGTAGGTGATAAGATTGCATTGTATGCAGAGTTTGAAGATTGGATTGAGTTAGATGATGTTGATAATTTAGAAATTATATCCATAAACAAAGAAGATTAATCGTGGGCATCAGAAAGATAACCACCAATTCTTTTCTGTGTAAGTCCCAAACTTATGACTAAAGAAAATAGACCTTGGGGATGGTATGAAGTTATTGATGAGGCAGATCGATATAAAGTTAAGAGTATTGAAGTTCAACCTGGTCAAAAACTTTCCCTACAAAAGCATCATCATAGAGCAGAACATTGGGTAGTAGTTAGTGGAACTGCTATGACAGAATGTGATGGTCAAGAAAAGTTACTTACAGAGAATGAAAGTACTTATATACCTGTAGGATCAGTTCATCGTTTATCAAATCCAGGAAAGTTACCATTAAGGATTATAGAAGTGCAAAGTGGATCGTATGTAGGTGAAGATGATATTGTTCGTTTAGAAGATGTTTACGGGAGACAAGAATGAAGAACTGGTTAAACTTAAATGAAAATACACCTTGGGAAAGGGGATATGAAGATAAAAATTCAAATCCTGTATATAAACATGCTGAGAGTCCAGAGAGTTGGGAAATAAAATGTAATAAGGTATTCATGTCATGTTATGGGAAAGGTGCTGCAATAGATATTAGACTTATGAATACTGATAAGGATCTCCAACATCAAATAAATATTACTGTTGATAAAGATGGTAAGTTAAAGGCAATCGTATCAGAACAAACAAAATGAAGATAGGTGTGATGTGTTCTGGTAATGGATCTAACTTTGAAAATATAGTTAAGTCTTGCCCTGAAATAGATGTTGTGTTGATGGTATATAATAAGAAAGATTGTGGTGCTGTAAAAAAAGCAAAGAGGTTGGGGATTAATTCATGTTATATTACAAGTAAGGAGGAGGATAGAATTATTAATGAATTTAAATGGTCAGGTGTAGATTATATTTTTCTTGCGGGATGGATGAGAATATTATCTTCTAAGTTTATTCAAGCATTTCCAGATAAGATTATAAATATTCATCCATCATTACTTCCTAAGTATAAAGGATTGAATTCAATTCAAAGAGCAATGGATAATGGGGATTATTCTACTGGATGTACGGTTCATATGGTGACAGAAGAGTTAGATTCTGGTAAAATTCTAATGCAAGAGCAGGTTCCTATTCGTCGTCATGATACAATTGAGACTCTGACTATGGCAGTTCATGAAGCGGAACACAGAATTGTACCACAAGTGTTAAGAAACCTAAATATTAGTGGTGAATAGAGATTTATTTGGAATGAAAAAAGATGTTAGTCGTACAATGTAAAGATTGCAATAAAGAAATTATCAGCCACGAGACTCAATCTAGAAGTTGTGGTTGCCCTAATATGACAACTGTTAAAGGAGAAGTAGTAACAGCAGTTGACTTATCAAGGGTCGTTATGCTACAATCAGCACAGAAGCAATCTAAAAAACAATCACTTTTTTCTCCTCAAGAATTACAATTCCAAGAACAACGTAGAAAGCGTAAGATTCGTAAATTAGATTTTGAAGTTCGATAAATAATCTCTATCCACTAGTAGAATTCATTTCAACTATGGAAGATAAAATTCAAAAAGAAGTTAAAGAACTTCAAAAAAAATTAGACGATATTGAGAAGAAACAGCAAATGCTCCAGAAGATTCAAGATTTGGATCGAGAGCATGATCAGAAGATGGGTCATCGTCCCATAACAAGACATGTTCATGGTGAAATGATGTAACCTAAATATTATGATTATGGCACCACCACAAGAAATTGTTTACAGTAAGACTGAAGTAGACCGTTTAATTCAGGAAGTAAAAGATGAAGCCAGAGAAATGGATAGAATTCTCATGGCAAAACATAATCGTAATGCAACCCTGATTAGTATGATCCTTGGATCTATTTGTCTTGCATTATTCCTTGATGGAACCTTAAGATTGTTGGGTATTATTCCACCATTCTTAGATATAGATATAAACATTTTAGATAGGATTGTTGACAAAGTTGAGAGTGATATACTACCATTATTAGATAAAGCAAAAGAATACATTCCAAGAATATGATTTTTCTATCAAAACCATCAGTATATAACTTACCTGGAACATGGGAGAAACAACCTGATGCTATCATACCCCACCTAAGTTTAACACCAGATCAAGGATTTATTTTATTCTTTGGTTTAGTTGTTGTTGGTTTAGTTGCTTATGGACTTTACCTTACAGTAGGAGCAGGTAAGAAAGAATTAAGAGATCCTATTGATGAACATGCAAAGATGCATGAATTAGGAATAGCACATGGACATGGTGGAAACAAAGAGGCATATGAGATGTCTGGTAAATTATCTCACAAACATGACGAGTGATTGACACATCATGGGGATCGGTTAGAATATTATTGGTAATGATTTTGGGTATTATATGGTTCTATCTTCTAAATGAACGCATACAAGACTCGGATCCAAAAGATAAATAACTTATTATGAGTGAAGAATTTACACGCATTGCTAATGCTCTTGAGAGAATTGCTAATTCTCTAGAACATTTGCATATTGAACAGATTGATCATGCACATATAGATGATATAGGAGAGATACATGGTGATGTAGTGACTCACCCTAAACAATTTTAATCATGGCACAAGAAACTATTAAATTTACTATCAGACAAGATGGTACTGTAACTGAAGAAGTTATGGGAGTTAAAGGAACTAAATGTTTAGATCTTACAGAAAAGATAGAGGAGAAATTAGGAACTGTTCAGTGGAGAAAAGAAACTGATGAGTATTATCAAACTGTAACCCAAGAAGAAAATGTCACACTTCAGCACAATCAAGACTAAACTAAAAGAAAGACCATTTTTACTTGAAGCACTTCAAGTATTACAATATGATGTAAAGGAAGATCAAGAACTTGTTATTGCAAATCCTTCTCACCGTGAGGATCATCCTGTGGTTCGTGCAGAAGTTGCTGTATCAGAGGATATTGGATTTCGTTGGAATGAAAAAACAGAATCATATGACCTTTATTGTGATAGGGGAACTTGGAATCTTGATGTTCCAGTAGAAAGGTTTCTTCAAAAAGTTAATCAACAATATTCTAGAATGGCTATTCATAGTATTGTTAAAGAAGAGGGATTTCAAATTGCTGAGGAGTGGGAAATGACAGATAATACTATTGAGTTAACAGTAACTCGATGGAACTGATGGATACTTTTTCCATCGTTTTATTTTTAGTTTCATTCATATCCCTTCTTGCGGGAGCTATATGGTTAATATGGAGTAATGCTACTTCTAGATCTGTAAGAGATTTTAATACAGGAAGGTTATCTGGCACATGGACTACGGAAGTAAAGAAACCAGTTCATCCAGAGATGGTTGGTGTAGAACCTGGTGAACAGTTATTGGGTGTTACCTTTGAGAAAAAAACTGAGTGTGATCTTGAAGAGTATAGGGATCTTCAGGCAAGGATAGAAGAATTGAGACAAGAGTTGGAAGATCCGTGGGATGATGAAGAGGATGATGATGGTGGATCTGCAGTTGTAAGAAGATGACGCTTGCTGATATTCTTGTGTTGATTTGTGTACCTTTTGTATTAAGCACACTTTACTTTGGAACGAAAGGGGGTTATTATAATAGTGATAATTATGAGGGCGATGGATGTGCTCATGATGTCAAAAGATAGCCTATATAACACTGGTATATAAATCACCATGAAAATCTTTTTAGATACTGCTGAAACAGATGTCGTTCGTAAACACTTTAAGACTGGACTAATTGATGGTCTTACTACCAATCCTTCTCTTATTAGAAAGAGTGGTAGAAAGCATGAAGAAGTGTATCAAGAACTAAAGGATATTGGTCTTAACGATATCAGTATGGAAGTTATTGGTAATGTAGAGAATATGATCTCTGAGGGTAAAAGACTTCATAAAAAATTTGGTAAGGTTGCTACTATTAAGGTACCCTGTACTGTTGATGGACTTTTAGCATGTAAGGAATTATCAAGTAATAGCATTAAAGTAAATGTTACCTTGATATTCTCTCAAGCACAGGCAATCCTTGCCGCAAAAGCAGGTGCTGCATATGTGTCACCGTTTGTTGGTCGTGTAGATGACAATTCATTTGGTGGATTGTGTCTTGTTAAGGATATTGCTAAAGTCTATAAGGTGCATGGAATAAAAACTGAAGTCCTTGCTGCTTCTCTTCGTGGTGTAAGGGATGCTGCTAGAGCATTTGAGTATGGTGCTGATATTGTTACTATGCCAACAGGAGTATTTGAGAAGATGTATAATCATATATTAACTGATGCTGGACTTAAGCAATTTGATATTGATTATGCTGAGAGTATAAAGTAATGAAAACTATTACTATAGAAGAGTATATTAAGGATCAAGAAAAGATTCTTGAACAAGTTAATAATGGTGAAAAAATTGCCATTACTGATGGACATGTTAAAGCAGTTTTAACTCCCACAGATGAATATGTTCGGATGCATACGACAGGAGGTAGTGCAGAAACATAACTGACCACTTGACTTAATCTACAATTTTTCCTATAATCTTAGAGTCAACTTATCAAAGCAATGACGCTTACTTCAAAGTTCAAGAAAGACATAGGCATCCTTCAGGATGCTGTTAATAGGGACATTTTTTTAGATGTCAAACACCCTAAGTTATATAAAAAAATAAAACGATATTATCAGAATGAAATATCTTATAATGATGAAGATCCAGATTCTGATTACAGTCTTATATTAGAGTGTGTACGACAAGACCTTCAAGAGGTAGAAGTATGAATGTAATTATGGAAAGATATCCATATCGTTATGTGGAAGTGGGTGAGTTAGAAAACGGTAGACCAGATTTTCGTATTCAAAAAGAAGATCATTATACTAGGAGATATAGAGATATGTATCTTTGTGATAATGGAATGCAATTAGCAACTGCTATTGAAGATTTTGAGTATACTAAATGGTTAGATCCAGAAGGTGTTCCTTGTTATGTAAAGGATGAAGTATGTTAATTGAAAATCAATTATATAATAAGATCCGTGAAGTTTTACCTACAGTTTGTGTAGACTTATTAGTTACTAATGAGGAAAAGCAATACCTTTTGGCAAAAAGAACTGAGAAACCTGCAAAGGGTTCTTGGTGGTTTCCAGGAGGTAGGATCTATAAAGGAGAAACATGGCAAGAGTGTGCTCGTCGTAAAGGTAGAGAAGAGTTGGGAATTGATTTGCCTATTGGTAATATAGTTTCAGTAGAGAATTACTTTGCTGATGATGCTGATTGGCATACAGTCAATCTTGTAGTTCATGCTTATTTTAGTCATAGAATAATTGAACTTGATAAAACCCATGCGGAATATAGGTGGACAGATAAAATTGAACCAGAGTTACATGAGTGTGTAAAAAATCCATTAAAGTTGTATGGATATGCATAAATAACTAAGAGTTAAATTAAAATCATGGCTAAGGGAACAGCAGGAAAATCTTCAAGCGGAGCATCAATGTCTAAGTATGATGTGGAAGTTGAAGGAAGATTGAAGAAGGTAGAATCTCAGGTAGGTTCTATTCCTAACATAGAAGGAATGATCAACGACCTTGTAAATCAAGTATCAGAACTTCAAGCACAGGTATCACAACTTCAATTTCAGGAAGCACAGATGCAAGGTGGTGGAGATGTAGATGATGCAACATGTGCAAAGGTTGAGCAGTATTTGAAAGATCACGGAGCAATTTAGTTTAGAGTCTAGTCGGTATTCAAGAGGAAATATTTTTGTTAATATTCAAGTCCAAATGCCCAATTGACTCTAATGATTTCTCTTGCTATAATAATTGAAAAGATTATATTAAATGAAAGTTGCGTTAATAACTGGCATAACTGGGCAAGATGGATCTTATCTTGCTGAGTTGCTTTTAGAAAAAGGATATGAAGTTCATGGTATTGTAAGAAGATGTTCTCTTATTAATACTCATAGAATAGATCACATCTATGAAAAACTCCATCTTCATTATGGAGATTTGGCAGACAGTAGTAATATTATTAGAGTTATAAAGCAGGTTGACCCTGATGAAATATACAATTTAGGTGCTCAAAGTCATGTAAAAGTTTCTTTTGAGATGCCAGAATTCACAGCACAGGTGGATGGTCTAGGAACTCTTAGAGTTCTTGAGGCTGTTCGCCTTTTGGGTATGGAAGAAAAGGTTCGTATCTATCAGGCATCAACTAGCGAATTGTATGGACTTATTCAGGAGGTTCCTCAGAAAGAAACTACACCTTTCTATCCCCGTTCTCCTTATGGTGTTGCTAAATTATATGGTTTTTGGATTATTAAAAATTACAGAGAGTCCTATGGACTTCATGCAAGTTCTGGAATACTCTTTAATCATGAGTCTCCCCGTAGAGGTGAGACTTTTGTAACTCGTAAGATTACAAGAGGATTAAAAGCCATACAGAAAGGTGATCAAAAGGTTCTTTATCTTGGTAATCTTAATGCCAAGAGGGATTGGGGTCATGCAAAAGATTATGCTGAGGCAATGTGGTTAATGATGCAGCAGGATAAACCTGATGATTATGTTATTGCTACAGGTCAAGAATATTCTGTTAAGAAATTCGTTGAAGCATGTGCTCCTTACTTTGGATTTGATATTGAGTGGATGGGTGAAGGACTTGATGAAATTGGTATAGATAAGAAGACCAAAAAAACTATCGTAGCGGTTTCTGATAAGTATTTCAGACCAGCAGAGGTAGAAAGATTACTTGGTGATGCAACTAAAGCTAAGGAAGTTTTGGGTTGGGAACCAAAGGTTGACTTTAAATCATTAGTAAAAGACATGTGTGAAAATGAATCCTGATAGTAAAGTATTTGTTGCGGGTGCTCAAGGTCTTGTAGGATCTGCAATTGTAAGAAACTTAGAAGCAAAACATTACAATAATATTTTTTGGGTAAGGAGAAAAAACTGTGATCTAAGGGATAGGTCTCAAGTTGACGCTTATTTTCAACAAGCAAACCCAGAATATGTTTTTATTGCTGCTGCTAAGGTAGGTGGTATTCATGCCAACAGTACATATCCTGCAGAATTCATCTATGATAACTTGATGATTCAGACCAATATTATAGATGCTGCATATAAGAATGGGGTAAAGAAACTTATAATGCTAGGATCTTCTTGCATATATCCTAGACTTGCCAAGCAACCTATGACAGAAGATCAGTTGCTTACAAGTGAATTAGAACCTACTAATGATGCATATGCAGTATCAAAGATTGCTGGACTTAGAATGGCAAGAGCATATAGACAGCAGTATGGTTTTAATGCTATATCATTAATGCCTACTAATCTTTATGGACCAGGAGATAATTTCCATCCAGAGAATAGTCATGTGATGCCAGCATTGATTCGGAGGTTCCATGAAGCAAAAGAAAGTGATGCTCCTGTGGTTACATGTTGGGGTGATGGATCTGCTATGCGTGAATTTTTACATGTGGATGATTTAGCAGAAGCGTGTTATACTTGTATGCAAGATTATGATGAAGATTATCACATTAATGTGGGTACAGGTGAGGATGTAACTATTAAAGAACTTACTGAAACTATTGTTGATGTAGTTGGTTATGCTGGTAAGGTTGAATGGGATACCTCTAAACCAAATGGCACTCCTCGTAAACTTTTAAATGTAGATAAGATCAACAAACTTGGATGGAAACACAAGATCAGTTTACGTGCAGGTATTGTGTCAACTTACAAATGGTACTTGGAAAATTATGATAGGGTTTAATGCACTAGGATATCTTGGTAGACTGGGAAATCAAATGTTCCAGTTTGCTGCACTAAAAGGTATAGCACGAAACAGGGGATTTAATTATTGTCTTCCTCCTTCAGATTCTTATACTGAAGATGCTAATGTACAGCAGTATGATGCTGAGGTGGCAGCAGGTAAGGCAATGCATCAATTGTTCTTACCGTTTAAACTTACTAATACTAATGATTTAAATTGTCAGTATCTAGATCCAAAACGACCCACTGCACCTGAAGCAGGATTTATTTTTGATGAAAATTTATTTAATAGAGTTCCTGATATGGTAAACATTCAGGGATTTTTTCAGTCTTGGAAATACTTTAAGCATATTGAAGATGAGATAAGAGGAGACTTTGAGTTTAAGGACTTTGTTCAGGATCCTTGTAGAGAAATGATGGAAAGTCTTGATGACACTCCTATTTCTCTTCACATTCGCAGAAAGGATTATGTGACAAATCCTAATCATACTGCTCTTGGTATAGAGTATTATGAGAAAGCATTAAAAGAATTTGGTGAAGATGAAACTGTTCTTGTTTTTTCTGATGATCCTGATTGGTGTAATGAGCAAGAACTATTTGCTGATGATAGGTTTATGGTTGCAGAGGGTAATAGTGGTTGGACGGATATGTGTTTGATGACTATGTGTAAAGGACATATTATTGCTAATAGTTCTTTCAGTTGGTGGGGTGCATGGTTAGCAAAGAGTGAAAAAGTTGTAGCACCTTCTGGTTGGTTTGCTGGATCTGATCTTGAACATCTTGATACTAGTGATTTAATTCCAGAGGAATGGGTGGTGATATGAAGTTATTATTTCCTACTGTCATTCATGAACTTAAGGTGGGGAATTTTAGATCTATTAAAAAAGAATTAATGGACTATGTTTATGATCAACATGACAGGGATCCTAAAGGATTAAATCTTTCTAATATGGGTGGGTGGCAATCTCAACCTATCTATTTTAATCATAAAAATATTTTATTATCTATTGTTACTGAGACCTTGCAATCTTATTTTAGTAAGGGTGTTTTAGGTGAAGGAGAAGAATTTACCTATAAGGGATTGTGGATGAATATTAATAGGAAGGGAGACTATAATACGACTCATGATCATCCTTTAAGTCATATGGCAGGTGTCTTTTGGATTAAAACTCCTAAAGATTGTGGTAATCTAATATTAGAAAATCCTCGCCATTTTGTTTGTGCCCATGAGATGCGAAGGTATTCGGATGATTTTAGAAGCCTAACTAATTCTTATCCTTCTTATCTCATTACTCCTACAGAAGGTGATATAACATTATTCCCATCTTCTCTTTCACATAGAGTAGAAGTTAATGAATCTGATGATGATAGGATTTCAGCATCTTTTAATTTGATATTTAAGACATGAAAGTAGCAATTACATTTATCGGTACTAATAAGTACCTTGACTTTTTACCAAAGTACTATGAAAATATTGAGAAATATTTTTTACCTAATACTGAAAAGGTTATCCTTGCATTCACTGATGGTGAGTTGAATGATACACCAGATAATCTTAAGGTATATCATCAAGAGCATTTAGAGTGGCCATACATTACTTTAAAAAGATTTGAGATTATTAATAAGGCAAGAGAAGTAATTGATGAGTGTGATTGGTTAGTCTTTCTTGATGCTGATGCTATTCCTGTAACTACTATAACTGAAGAAGAATTCTTTACAGATAAACCTTTCTTTGGTGTTCATCATCCATGCCACTTTTTAAAGATGGCACCTCATACAGAAGCTCCTGGTGCATATGAACAGAATCAAAAATGTGAAGCCTATGTAGATGTTTCTAAATCACTTCCTCCTGTTTACTGGCAAGGATGTTTATGGGGTGGTAAAGTACCTCATGTATGTGCTATGATAGATGAGTTAGAGGCAAGAGTTAATCGTGATTTAGAAAATGACATTGTTGCTGTGTGGCATGATGAAAGTCAGATCAACAGATACTTTTTAGAAAGAACGCAAGATGTTCATACTCTTGGATCTGAGTATGCATATCCAGAAGTGTTTAAAGACTCTTGCAATTTTGATCCAAAGATAGTACACTTAGCAAAGGACAACTCTGCCTACCAGATATGATTAAACTTGTAATTTTAGATGTTGACGGTGTAATGACTGATGGCAAGAAGTATTATGACCGTGATGGCAATGTTGTAATAAAGAATTTTTGTGATAAAGATTGGACAGCAATTAAAAGACTTCGTGCTATTGGTATCCCTGTGTTATTCATTACAGGAGATCCCTATAATGAGATGATCTTAAGTAATAGAAATCTTCCTACCATAGTAAATCGTGGAGAAGGATTCCATAGAGATAAGATTAACTTCCTTCCTCAAGCACTTGAAGAATATAACTGTACTGCTGATGAGGTTGTTTACTTTGGTGACGATCTATTTGACTATAAGATTATGGAGGGGGTAAAATATGCATATTGTGTAGATGATTCTCCTAGATCTTTGCAGGAGATTTCTTATCCACTTCATTGTAAAGGTGGGGAGAATGCTATCATGTATCTCTTTGAAGAGTTGGAAGATAAAGAATTGATTCCTACTATACCTGCTGGTGATGTAATGGATAAGATCTATGAACTTGATCTGAAAGAAAAATTCTGATGAAAGACATTTCGTTATATGGACATTTGACTATTGATACTCTTCTTGATGGAGAGACTGAGAAGAAGACTCTTGGATCAATAGCAAATGTATGGAAAGCACTTGTTGGATTAGATTGTAGTCTTAATATAGG